GTTAATGGAAACAAAATTTCATGCAATGCCTAGCGTTTTTGTTATGGAGCATGATGTTTCAGCAGAAATGGTAACTAATTTAAATACTTATTTAGATAAATACCTAAAGCAAAAGAAACGTAAGTCACTTGCTCATACGTTAGTTGGTCAGATACAACATGGACAGCAACTGCTTATGGATCACGAAGATGAAAAACTAGTTGAGTTTTCTAATATGCTTTGTGGTTTAGGTGCTGAATACATTAATGAATTTTCCAGAGCCACTGGCGCTACTTATAAAACTAATAAACAAGTGGCGATGGATGAGCTATGGTCAGTACACAGCTATGAAAGAGATTACAATCCTATTCATAGTCATGGCACTAAAACACTGATGGGAGTATCTGCTACTATGTGGACTAAAGTACCACAGCAAATACTAGATTTACCCACATCAGGAACACCTGATTACAGTTTATATAATGCAAGTGGACACTCAGATGGGTGTTTAGCCTTTAGTTATGGTAAACAACACGTTACAGATATAGACACATTAACACCACCACAAAGTTTTGTATTAAGACCAGAAGTAGGCAAACTTTATTTGTTTCCTAGTTGGCTACAACACATGGTTTACCCATTTCAAGGTAAGGGTGAACGTAGAACAGTCGCTGCTAATCTCAATTGTTGGGATGTACAGGCAGCATAAATAAAGGAAAATATTATGTTAGAAATTATAGGATGGATTGCAATACTAGTTACAATTGCTTCAATCATAGTAGCAGTAACACCTACACCTAAAGATAATGAATGGCTTAAAAAAGGCTACAAATGTATTGAAGTGTTAGCATTAAATGTTTGGAAATCAAAGGACAAGTAATGCCTACGGTGAAAGATGCATTAGCTGAACTTAATGCACATGAACGTGAATGCGCTATTCGTTATGAATATATAGAGAAACGTCTTGACGAAGGATCAGCTAAGTTTAAAAAATTAGAATTGTTGTTATGGGGTATATATCCTTTTATACTTGGATCAACAGTTTTAACTAAATTTTTATAAGGGGGCGCAATGCCTTTACAAAAGTTTATTTTTCGACCCGGAATCAATAGAGAAGGCACTGCTTACTCTAACGAAGGCGGGTGGTTTAATTCTAATCTAGTTCGTTTTCGTAAAGGTCTTCCTGAAAAAATAGGAGGATGGACAAAAGCCTCGACTAACTCTTTTCAATCAACAGGTCGCGCTTTACATGCTTGGGTAGATACATCAGGCACTAAATACCTTGGATTAGGTACTACTTGGAAATATTATGTTTTAGATGGGGATGTTTATAACGACATAACTCCCCTACGAGCTACAACAACTAATGGAATTGTTTTCGCGGCTACTGATGGTTCTGCGGTTATTACCGCAACAGATTCATCGCATGGCTGTGTAGTCGGTGATTTCGTTACAATAAGCGGTTCTGCTTCTTTAGGTGGTTTAATCACAGCCGCTGTTTTAAACACAGAACACCAAATTACAGCGGTTCCCAGTGTTAATACATATACATTTACTGCATCAGCTACCGCTAATTCTAGTGATAGTGGTAACGGTGGTTCTGGTGTAGATGGAGCATATCAACTTAATATCGGTTTAGATGTGTATGTTCAAAGTACAGGTTGGGGTGCAGGAACTTGGGGGTCAAGTACTTTTGGAAGCACTTCAGCTTTAACGGCTACTAATCAATTAAGACTTTGGTCTCATGATAATTTTGGTGAAGATTTATTAATAAACCCTCGTGCAGGCGGGATTTTCTACTGGGATGAAAGCGAAGGAACTGATGATAGAGCAGTAGCTTTATCCGCGCTTTCGGGAGCTAATTTAACTCCTAATGTAGCTTTACAAGTTTTAGTGTCTGATGTGGACAGACATGTTATTTGTCTTGGTGCAGACCCTATAGTAGGTTCTTCTAGGACAGGCTCGATTGACCCTATGTTTATCGCTTGGAGTGACCAAGAAAATGTAGCTGAATGGGAGCCTAAAAGTACTAACACAGCAGGATCATTTAGGCTTTCTGCGGGGTCTGGTATTATAGGAGGAATAAGAGCTAGACAAGAAACATTAATTTGGACAGATACTTCTCTATATTCTATGACTTTTGTAGGACAGCCTTTTACTTTTTCTATTAATCTATTAAATGAAGGAGTTGGTTTAGTTGGACCTAACGCTATGGTAAATACTCCTAAAGGTGTATTTTGGATGGATAAAAAAGGATTTTACACTTATACAGGTCAAGTTCAAGAACTTCCATGTACGGTAACTGATTATGTTTTTAGTGATTTAGAACAAGGACAAACTCATCAAATATTTGGTTTTGTTAATAAAGCCTTTGACGAAGTAGGTTGGTTTTATTGTTCAGAAGGAGTTACAGTAATTGATAAATATGTTACTTATAATTATGAAGAACAGATTTGGATGATAGGAGAGCTTTCTAGAACATCTTGGTTAGATGAAGGAATTTTTAGCGACCCTAAAGCAACCTCGTCTAGTTCTGAGGTGGGGTATATCTACAACCATGAAAGTGGAAATGACGATGACGGTTCTGCTATGACTAATGTGTTTATAGAGTCTAGTGACTTTGATATTGATCCAGCCGGAGAAGACTTTCAGTTTGTAAGTAAGATTATTCCTGATATTAAATTTACAGGAAACGGAGACACAGGTAGTAGCGGACAAGAAGTTGATTTAGTTTTAAAAAGGAGAAACTTTCCGGGACAGGCTCTAACCACCGCTGTTACAAAATCATGTAATTCAGTGACTACTAAAATAGACACTAGAGTAAGAGGTCGACAGGCAGTACTAAGGGTTCAATCTAATGACGATGACACAACAAAAATAGGAATGGGATTTAGAATTGGAGCTATGCGTTTAGAAGCTAAACCTGACGGTAGAAGATAATGTCTAAACTATTAGAAACTAAACTACCGTTTGCACAAGGGGAATTATCTCCAGAAGTATTTAATAGATTAGTTAGGATTTTAGAACTGAGTTTAAACAAAGTTGACGTTAACTCAACACTATCTGTTAATGAAGCACAAAGAAATGTAAACAAATTTCAATCAGGAGATCTTATTTGGAATTTAGCTACGAGTCAGCTACAGATTTGGACAGGAAAGGAATGGGTAAAACTTTATAAAGGAACTGAAAACGGAGTAGAGGGGGTTTCTAGCTTAGGCTTAGTAACTGTTTCTACAGACGGAGATACAACAATCTCGTTAGGCGCTATTGCAACGGGTTACGGAACAGAAAACTGGTACACATAATATGGATATGCAAAAACTACAAAAAGAATTAACTTTTGACGAAGGTTGTATCTATAAAATATACAACGATCATCTTGGATACGCTACTTTTGGCATAGGACATTTAATAACAGAAAAAGATCCAGAGAATAAACTTCCTCTTGATTACCCAATATCAGAAGAAAGGGTAACTGAGTGTTTTGAAGATGACATAGAGGGGGTCTGTAATGACTTAGACCGAAACATCTCTTGGTGGGTAGGACTATCTGAAGAACACCAAAGAGTAATAGCTAATATGGCATTTAACTTAGGTATAAACCGTTTATTAAAATTTAAGAAATTTATAAAAGCAATGCAAGAGAATGAATTTGAAACAGCAGCAGAAGAAATGATGGACAGTAAATGGGCTAAACAAGTCGGTCCAAGAGCAATTAGGCTAAGAGACCGAGTATTAAAGGATAACTTATGAAAGGTGTAAAACATTACAAAAGTAACGGTGACGAACATAAAGGCAATTCTCACAAAATGCCTAACGGTACTTTGCATACTAATAAAACACATACTGCAACAAGTGTGAGGTTATTTCATCTTAAGGATCTTTCTAAAACAGCTAAGATAAAAGTTAAGAAAAAGGCAAAAGGATAATGGCAACTAAAACACACACTACAAAAGATGGCAGAAAAGCTAAAAAAGGTCTTTACTACAATATAAACCAAAAGAAAAAAGCAGGAAAAAAGATGCGTAAGAAAGGGGCTAAAGGAGCTCCGACTACGGCGGCTTTTAAACGTTCTGCTAGGACAGCAAAACGTGGCTAAGCGTAAAGAAAAATCTATAAGAAAAACTACAGGGAAAGGTGGTAATTACCGCAAGACTAAGTCTGGTGCTGGAATGACTAAAAAAGGAGTAGCCGCTTATCGGAAGAAAAATCCGGGAAGTAAATTAAAAACTGCGGTTACAGGTAAGGTTAAAAAAGGAAGTAAGGCAGCAAAAAGGAGAAAGTCCTACTGTGCTAGATCAGCAGGACAGATGAAAAAATTTCCTAAAGCAGCTAAGAATCCTAATTCAAGATTGCGAAAAGCAAGAAAAAGGTGGAAATGCTAATGTATGAATATAGTGGAGAAATAACATGAATCTTAACTTACTTAAAGGCGTTAAAGGAATAATTGGTGCAGTAGCTCCTACAATCGGCACAGCATTAGGTGGTCCAATGGGGTCAATGGCTGCTAAAATGGTTGCTGATGCGTTAGGATGTGAACCTACACCTAAGAAAATAGAACAAGCGATACAGGCAGCAACACCTGAACAGCTTGTAAAACTTAAACAGATAGATGCGGACTTTGCTGTTAAGATGAAAGAGCTAGATGTAGATTTGTTTGCTCTTGAGACAGCAGATATACAGAGTGCAAGAGGTATGTTTTCTAAAGATTGGACTGCTCGTATTATAGGCATAACCGTTGTAGGTGGTTTTATGGGCTATATATTCCTTGTTACTATAATGCCTCCAGAGCAGAACAGTGAAGCATTGATCAACTTAGTTCTCGGATATCTTGGCGGGTTAGCAAGTGCTATTATATCTTTTTACTTTGGTGCGAGTAATACAACGAGTAAAGATGAATGAAAATTTTTATTACTGAATTTAAATTTAAAGGAGAAAGTTACGAAGGACCAACAATAGTAGCTGAATCTTTTGAAGAGGCTGAAGAACAAGCAAATACTTATGATGTAATTGTTGTAGGTGTTTTAGATACTGTAGTAATTTCAGGTGATGAAAAGAAATGGAACAGAGTTTTACACTAATAGCTGAACTTGGTCTGCCCGTGGCAGGAGGTTTAATTATGGCTTATTTTATATTTTTAGTGATGAAACAACTGATGGATGGTTTGGTGAGTGAGATACAAACTGTACAAGCTATTTCAAAAATGCTTATTACAAGAGCATCAACTATGAATAACGATATGATTCGTATAGATACTAGCGTAAGTAGTGCATTAGGATTATCGCCTGACCTAGAGCGTATAGCTAGAGCAGAAAACTTTGTTGAAGATGGTAAAATAGATGCAAGGCGGGATTAATGGATATAGTACAAATCGTATCCGAATTCGGTTTTCCCGTAGTGATGGTAGTGGGGCTTGGTTATTTTGTTTATTTTGTCTGGCAAACAATCACCAATAAAATTGATCCTGCGGTTCAGGAAATGAAGATAACTATTATACGGCTTACTGACCAATTACGGCTTTTAGACCAAGATATGATACGCTTACAGCAAAAGGTAAATACAGTATTAGAGTTAAAAGAAAAAAATGAAACAAAAAAATCAAAAAGATAATTGGTTATTAAAAATAAGTTGGCTGATATTACTGTCTTTTTTTACTGGTAATATAAAAGCTACGGAAATAGTGTTTCAGTTTAAAAGCCCCTCCTTTAATGGAGTTGGTACATCTGCTCATTATCTTACTATTGACGAACAGGAAGCATCCCGTAGGTTAAAAATAGCTGAAGATATACAAAGCGAAATTGAAGAAGCAGCAAGGGAACTTGACAACACTACCCTCGCAAAATTTATTAGGAACCTAGAGTCACGTATCTTTTCAAGACTATCTCAAGATTTAGCTGAGTCTCTTTTTGACGATAAAGGGGGTTCTGGAGGCTCTATTGATCTAGAAGGTAATAAAATAGATTTTCAAAACACAGGCACAGAAATTATTTTAACAATACTTGACGTTGATGGAGTTACCACAGAGATAAGAATACCTATTAATTCATTCGGTATTTGTTCTGATACACCATGCGTTCCTTAGTTCTTATATTTTTTCTTTATGGATGCGCACCTATAGCAGTAGTCGGTGAGCAAGAAAATCCAATTATCGAAAGACCTACATTACAATTATTAGTGGATTTACCTGCACCAGAGCGCAAAGCAGTAGTGTCTGTGTATAAATTTCCTGATCTTACGGGACAAAGAAAATCATCAGACAACATGGCATTATTCTCTAGTGCAGTAACACAAGGAGCTGATTTATATTTGATTGAAGCATTGATGCAAGCAGGTAAGGGTAGTTGGTTTACCGTAATAGAGAGAAGTGGTCTAGCGAATCTTACAAGAGAACGCCAACTTATTGTAAACACTAGAGAAAGTTATGATGGAGAAGGTTCAAACAAGTTACAACCATTGCTTTATTCAGGTTTAATATTCGAGGGCGGTATTGTTTCATACGATACTAATTATGAAACAGGTGGAATTGGCGCAAGAATGTTGGGGATAGGTATTAATAATCGTTATAAAAGAGATAGAGTTACCGTTTCATTAAGAGCTATTCTTGTTCAAACGGGTGAAATACTATTGAATGTAAGTACAAGTAAGACAATCTTTTCAACAGGAGCTGGTTCAGATGTGTTCAAGTTTTATGAAGGTGGTACTGAACTTATTGAAACTGAAAGCGGTCTTAGTAAAAATGAAACGGTTGGCTATGCAACAAAAACAGCTATAGAAGCAGCTGTTTACGCATTAATTTTACAAGGTATTGAACTAGATATGTGGGATTATAAAGTAGGAGAATAAAATGAAAATATACAATGCAATAATGTGGAGTGCTGTGTTTCTAGCCTTTGTTATCTCTGGAACGATAGCTTTTGGTGCTAATAACAGTATATACATAACGCAATCAGGTACAGCGTTGACTATGAATTTAGATCAGATTGGGAATTCAAATGTCATTGGCACAAGTGGAACAAGAGCCACTTTTGCAGGCAGTACCATAACCGTTGATGTTGACCAGACAGGGGACTCGAATACGTTAGCCGCTACTGTGGCTCAAGGTAATAATACGAGCTTTACTGTAAACACTACAGGAGACAGTAACGTATCAAGTATCGTAGGCGGGGGGTCTGGTGATATAGCCGGTACTGATTTTGACTATGCCGCTACAGGTGACAGCAATGTGCTAACTTTTGTACAAGGTTCGTCAGCAGCAGCAACCTCTGGTAATCAAGATTTTGCAGTTACAGGAACATCTAATGACGTTAATGTA